GCCATCCTCCAATCCTCTTTGGCGAGCAGGTTGCGGCAGCGATTGGAAAACACTGGCTCGATGATTTATTCACTGAGCTGGAAAGACAAGGCTACTCCTGCGGGGCGGCAGTATTGCCAGCGTGCAGCGTCGGTGCCCCACACAAAAGAGATCGAGTTTTCTTTGGCGCCATTAACGAACTGGCCCACGCCGACGGCAAACAACGGCACTGGCGCGGGAACATCGGGGCGACAAGGGGGCATGAATTTGCAGACAGCAGCATCAATGGCGGCATGGCCGACACCCACGACGCGGGACCACAAAGACGGGAAGGAATGTCCGAATGTGCCGACCAACAGCCTGCTGGGTCGCGTAGTGTGGCATGCCGACCAACCTATCCGGATAACGGGTTCTGGTCAGGTGCTGACTGGGTCGGATGCAGGGATGGAAATTTCCGGTCAGTTGAATCCGGCACATTCCCGCTGGCTAATGGGATTCCCGCCAGAGTGGGACGCCTGCGCGGTTACGGCAATGCCATCGTCCCGCAAGTAGCTGCTGAGTTCATTGGCGCATTCTTCGATAGCCTGGCAGAAACACCATGCACAGCCTGCGGATTCCCGGCTACTGACGGGAAACTCTGTGACTCCTGCGATGAACTGTACAGCGCAAAGAGTCCGAACTTTTATGACCTCGGAGGTGATGATGAAGCAAACGAAATTGACTAAGTCACCCCGACGACGATGCAAAATATGCCGTGAATGGTTTAACCCTCGATTCCCTAACGAATGGTGGTGTAGTCCGGAGCATGGCACTGAATACGCACTAATGCTCAGACAGAAGGAAAAGTTAAAGCAGGAGCAGCAAAGGAAGAAAGAAGCGCAGCAGGAAAGACGTCACCACCAAATACGCAAACTCGAAGTAAAACCCCTCAGCTATTTCCACAGCAAAGCCCAAGCAGCATTCAATCAATTCATCCGCATCAGAGACGCTGAGCAGCCCTGTATTAGCTGCGGACGTCATCATGAGGGTAAGTATGATGCCGGACATTATCGGACGCGTGGAGCCTCTCCAGCAACGCGGTATGACGAGACAAACTGCCATAAGCAATGTGTCCCCTGTAACCAGCACCTGTCCGGAAACATCGAGAACTACACGCCGAACCTTATCGAAAGAATAGGGCAGGAAGCGTTCGATATTTTGATGGGTCCGCATCCGGTGAAGAAATGGACCCGGGAAGAGCTGGAAGAACTGGCTGCGCGTTACAGGAAGAAAACCAGAGAGCTGATTAAGCAGCGGGAGGGAGAAAGTGCATGAAGCAATGAAAGTCATAGCTTTCATATTATGGGGCGGTGTTGTCGTCAGTTTTTTCGTGTTGATTTTATCATGTGGCGTGTTGATTTTATCAAAAGTAACCCTGCGAATAAGCCAGCTAATGACTCGGTTTTGTTGGGTGAGAATCCTCAGTAATTTCGCCCCGATCACCCCGACAGCCCACTACAAAATATCACACAGCTACCCGGCACAGCCTGGCAATAAGCGGAGAAATAAGAATGCGAATTGAACACGATTACCGCTCAGTGGTGAAAATATCTGCTGTTCGGTCAGCCGCCGATATGCGCCGGTTATTCGGCAACGGCTGGAAAACCATTAACGAGTCACAACGGGGATGGGTACGCCACATGCTGAATCTCTGGGGCCAGCACCTCGGCAACGAGGAATATGAGCGAGGGCAGGTCAATGTTATTGGCCGGTTAATGATGCGCTCTGAATGGAGTGAACAGAAGGGTAAGCAGATAGAGAAAATCGTGTCCCAGCTTTACTGTGAGGGTCTGCGCGGCGACGAGCTTTACCGCAAGGCTCGTGACTTACTGATACCTCAGTCATCCGCAGCCAACATCATCTCTCTCGCCAAAGAATCCGATGATGCTGACTTTGTGGAACGCGTAATGACAAAGACATTCGGTCGTGACAACCCGATCCGGTCTGTGGCCAGATTACGGTACTGCAAGCGCAAAAGCTCGCAAGACATTCAGCGGTCGCTGTCTTATCTGACTGGCACTACGCCAAAGGAGTCACGCAATAGGTTAGAATGGGCTGAAAATATCCTAGAAGGAGAAATGTTTTATGCTGCGCAGCGTGAACTGAGGAAAGAATTTCCACAAATCGCAGCATAAAGCACGAATAGCTAAATGACTTGGGCATGCAGTTAGGTATATTTACTGTAAGCTCGGAGCGTAAAAGCGAACAGAGCAAACCAACATTAAGCCTCGCCTAACCCGCGGGGCTTTTTCGTTTCTAGCGCTACAAAATTTCATTCAGGCTCTGCTACGGCAGGGCCTTTTATTATTCAAGGGTCAGAAGCACAGCGGTTGTGCGCTCGGCTGTTAACCGAATGGTCGAAGGTTCGAATCCTTCCTGCCCAAAAGGTCTATCTTCCTCAGTAGTGGTTGATAGTGTGAGTTGTTATTACCTGCTCTCACTAAATTTGTCATTGACTGAGGTGTCATGCTTTAGCATTCGTTAAAAGTGATCTTAGTGGGTTTGATGCCTTTATTACCTGTAAAAAGTGCGGAAAAGCAGGTTTTTTTCTTATTGCATCTTTATTTTTCTGCCTAATTCGTTAATTTATAAAAGAGGTTAACTAACAAATTAGGCTGTTCAATGTTATCAACTTATGAAAGATGGGTTTCTTTCTTCGATTTCGCGTTTCAGCCAACTCATGCGGCTGCTCCCGACATTCCTGTGACAGATGTCTTGAAAAATCTGAAAAATCTGGTTGATGCGGGCGGTGCTGTCAGGCTGTATAATCAGCGTGCTCGGGCTTTGAGAATTTCTGAAATGACTTACAAATTAGGTGATTCGGAAGCAATCATATTAATACAGCTTTGCGATAAGAATGGTTCAGATCCGGTTTTTGGCGAGCTAACTACTGGCCAGCTTCGCGTTGAGCCAAAGCTTGCAGGTGAGGGAATAGCCGTTTCAAGCCATATAGTAATTTCAACTTCGATAGTCCCAAATACCGCAGATCATTTCGAAGCCTTAGTCGAGACCGTGCCAGGCATAAGTAAATCAATTCTTCAGCCCTTTCTGAATGCAATGTTGCGCGAAGCATTTACTGGGCAGGAGTTCAAGAATCCAGCAACTAAAGCTATGTGTCAACTCAAGCCAAAGCTTGAAATTTTTTCTCATGGCTCGCAAACTTTGCTAGAAACCCTGAAAGGGGCAAAGTTGCATAATGTGAAGTTAGTCAGTACTCGTAAGAAAGGTGGAATGGACAAAACGGCATACACTGAGCTAACAGAGCGGTCAGTAAGGTATAAGATTATAAAACAACCACGATTGGCTGATAAAGAAAGGTTGTTGAATATTTTAAGAAAAAAAGGCCAGCAATCAGGTTACAGTAAAGTGTCGGTTAGTTACTCGAAAGATGGTCGTCAGGCCAGTCTTGATTTAGATAAAAATGAGGATGCAGCAACTAAGCTCTTCACAAAAAGTGAAAAAATCATTCTCGGCTCTGGAATCAATCAGTGTGAGAGCACGATACATCAGGAACTTGAGAGAAAGATGAAAGGGCTATTATAACTGAGGTTTCAACATGAAACTTTTTTCACCATTGAATTATCTGCGTATAAAACATAGCGAAAAAAAGTGGTATGACTTCATTATACCTTCGCTAGGTGCGTTAATTGCTATGGGGGTATACTTTTTTTGTCATGACCAAATTCCATTAGTTGGAAGTAGTGGGTTGGTTGTGCAGGTTAACGGGTTGCTGCAGGTTCTGATAGGTTTCTATATCGCTGCCTTGGCGGCCGTATCGACTTTTAGTAGTGCATCTATCGACGAAGTGATGGCTGGAGATCCTCCAACAATTGTAGAGGACTTTCGTGGTACCTGGATAAAGGTAGAGCTGACCCGGAGAAGATTTGTTTGTTTTCTTTTTGGGTACTTAGCGCTAATGAGCTTCATATTATTTAGCGTAGGTCTTGTATCAATTCTTGTGGGTAAAATGTTCTCCACTTGGGTCATAGGGCTAAGCTCAATTGAAATTCTTTGGATAATCAAAACGATATTTGTTGGCATTTACTGTCTAATGCTAATCAACATAATTACAACAACATTACTGGGGTTGTATTACCTTTCTGTTAGATTTCATCAGTCATCACTATGAAATTTTGACAAAATATAAGGCTTACTTCGGTGAGCCTTTTTTATACTCAAATTTCACCCTCTGCCAATCGACGCCCCGTTAAACATCCTCTCTGAACTGAAGCGTTAACGGCAGCGGGTGAATCCCTACACACAGCACCGAGCTTTCCTCAAGCAAAGGTGGAACCCATGAAGATAAATATCATGCCCGACAAAATTGCATCGGCAGCAAGCTACTGCGTGTCCGGCACACTTGTCTGCGGAGGTAGCGTGGCCCAATGGATCAATGACCTCGATTGGAACAAGATAGCCGTAATCAGCGGGATTGTGGTTGGTATTGCGACGCTATTGATGAATGCCTGGTACAAGAGCCAAACACTCAAAGCCTACAAAGACTCGATTGCCCGGGGAATCCCCAGCGCACCACCTGAAGGTGACTGACTATGGCCATATCACCTTCACTCCGAAAGAAGCTGATCGCGGCCGCCGGTGGAGGTGTTATCGCCATTGCCTCAGTTCTGGTTAGTAGCCAAGAGGGAATAAAGCACACCCCGTACCGAGATGGCGGTGGAATCTGGACTG